CCAATCTCTCTCTCTTTTGCGAACCAGCTAGGAACAGCCGTGACCGGCCTTGATCAGCTCGATGCAGCCGGGATTGGCCGGGAACAGCCCAGGTTGGAATCGGCGCGGTTTGGGGAAGAATCGTTTGGGCCTGCTGTGGGGGCTTGGGCCGAGACTCATCTAATGCCTTTGATGCCTTGGCAGGTGTATGCGGTGACCGGCATGCTGGAACACCAGGGCGGTGAGCTGCGCCGGCGGGAGGCGTTGGTGTCCACGGCCCGTCAGCAAGGCAAGTCGGTTTTGTTGACTGCGATGATTGGGTGGTGGGTGACTGAGCATGCCCGCAACCTGGGCCGACCCCAGAACGTGCTGTCCACCGCCAACCAGTTGGACCGCGCCGAGGCGATTTTCAGCACCTTGGCACCCATCTTGGTCGAGCGGTTTGGCGGCAAGTCGTTGCAGGCCATTGGCCGCAAGAAAGTCACCATGCCGGACGGCTCGACATGGGAGATCCGGGCGGCGTCTAGCCGGTTGCATGGCGGCAGCTACGACCTGATCGTGGTGGACGAGCTGTGGAACATCAGCCCGGCCGTCATGGACGAGGCGTTGCGCCCCTCAATGATTGCCCGACCCAACCCGCTGCTGGCCTGCTTCTCCACAGCCGGCGACATGTCCAGCCACAGCATGATCAACATGCGGGAACAGGCACTGGCCGACATTGACAACGGCACCCTGACCGACACCTACTTTGCGGAGTGGTCCATGCCGATGGGGGCCGACCCCAAGGACGAGCGCTGGTGGGGTTGGGCCAACCCGGCGCTCGGCACCACCGTCACCCTGGCCGCGCTCCGGGCCGCCGCCAAGAAGGAGTCGTTTCTGCGGGCACACCTGAACCAGTGGATTACCAGCCGGGGCTCAATGCTGGACCCAGGCGTGTGGGAGAGCTGCGCCACTGACCGCTCGATGCCGGGCGGCGGCGTCCTCGCCATTGACTCATCTGTGGACGAGGCCCGCTATGTCGGCACCCGCGCCACCATCCTTGACGGGCAGATCATGGTCGACGTCGAGTTCGTGGCCGACTCCGAGGAAACTATGTGGGACGAGGTCGCCAGGGTCATGGCCGACAAGACCGTCAACCTGGCGGTGACCCCAACCCTGGAAATCCACCTGCCGCCCGAGCTGGCCCGCCGCACCGTCACCGTCGGCTACGGCGAGCTAATCAAATACACCGCCCTGGTGCGCGGCATGATTCAAGAAAACCGGGTCGTTCACACCGGGGCGCGCACCCTGTCGGAACACATGAACCGGGCAGTAGGCGTCAAGACCGCGCAGGGCTACGTTCTGTCTTCACAGAAATCACCCGGCCCCATCGAGGTTGCCCGCACAGCTGTCTGGGCCATCGCCTTGGTCAGCCGTCCGCAAACAAAACAGAAACCCATGCTTGTAGTTTCCTAGTGCTGTATGGTGCTGTCGGCGGCCCCGTGTCGGGCGGGTGCCACCACCTCGATACATGGCACTGTTTACACGCAAAGAAACGAAAGCGCAGATCTCACCGGCCGAGCCGGCGGTGCGCGCAGCCGTTGGCGGCTACAACCCCAACGCCGCCGGCGTGTCCCTCATCGGGCAGTACTACACCTACCAAGAAGGCGAGGCCCGCAACCGCGCCATGATGGTGCCCGCCATCAGCCGCGCCCGCGACCTGCACGCAAACGTCCTGTCCGCCATGCCGTTGAAGATGTACCGCGAACGGTGGAACCCAGACACCCGCGAAATGGAGGAAGAGGACTTGGCGCCGCGCTCATGGCTGCGCCGGCCCGACCCCTCGATCAGCTACGAGGCGTTTATCAGCTGGCTGTTTGACGACCTGTTCTTCTACGGCCGGGCGTTCCTGTACGTCACCAGCCGCACACAGGACGGCTACCCCGCATCATTCACCCGTTTGCCAACCGGCTCAATCACCACACCCGACCAGGTTGGCCCCGTGTGGTACGCCCCCAGCAACGAGCTGTATTTCAACGGCGAAATGCTCGACCCCGCAAACGTCGTGCAATTCATCGGCGCAAGCCAAGGCCTGATCTACAGCTCAGAGCAACCCATCGCCACCGCCCTACGGATCGAGGACGCCAGGCTACGCAACGCCGCTTCTTCCATACCATCCGGCATCCTCCGCCAGGTCGGTGGCGAACCTCTCAGCGCCCAAGAACTAGCCGACCTGTCGGCAGCGTTCAACGCGGCCCGCGCATCCAACCAAACCGCCGCGCTAAACGAATTCCTGACCTACGAACCGACGTCGGCAACCCCCGACAAAATGCTGCTTATTGAGTCGGCACAATTCTCGGCGCTGCAAATGGCGCAAATCTGCAACATCCCGCCCTACCTGCTGGGCGTCCCCACCGGCTCATACGCTTACACAAACAGCAAAGAGTCCCGCTGGGATCTGTGGCTGTACGGCACCAAAAGCTACGCCGAAGTCATCGCGTCCACGCTCAGCTCAAACGCCATCCTGCCAAACGGCACCTACGTCGAGTTTGACTACGACGAGTTTCTGGGCGAAATGGAAGTCGCCGAAACCAGCACAAACGTCAACGTGACCGACCCGCAAATGCCCGAGGAAAACACCCAGGAGGAACTGGCATGATCCGCTTTACCACTGACACCGTCACCGTCCAGGCCAAGAAAGGCGAGGACGGCGAGCGCCGCATCGACGCCATCGCGGTGCCCTACAACGTGTTTGCCACAGTGTCCGGCGGCCAGGAAGTCATGTTCAAGCCAGGCAGCCTGCCGGTGGACGGCAAAGCACCCCGCGTTTTCATGTACCACGACTCCACCAAGCCGGTGGGCATCGTGGCCGAGCGCGTCGACACCGACGAAGCCATGCTTGCATCCATGCGGATCTCGCGCACCGCGCTGGGCGACGAAGCGCTGGTGCTTGCAGCCGACGGCGTCATGGACGTGTCCGTCGGCGTCAACCCGATCGAGTACACCGAGGACAAGCAGGGCCGTATCACGGTCACCAAAGCCGAGTGGATGGAATTGTCATTAGTGCCCATCCCTGCGTTCGCTGGTGCTACCATCACAGAAGTAGCCGCGCAAGCGGAAACTAACCCCGACGAACCCACAAACCCAGAAGTTCCAGAGGAGGAACCCACAGTGGAAGCCACACCCGCACAGGCAGAGGTCGTCGAGGCAGCTGCCATCCCCACGCCGGCACTGCCGGCCCAGCCCAAGCGCAAGTTCGACCTGCCCACGCCGGGCGAGTACCTCGCAGCCATGCACATCGGCGGTGAGACGTTCCGCAACGTCGCCGCAGCCGCCCGCGACTTCGCAGAGTCCCGTCGCACGGCTTTCCAGGCCGCAGCCGGTGACGTCCTCACAACCGACACGCCCGGTCTGCTTCCGGTGCCCGTGCTCGGCCCCGTGTTCCAGGACCTGAACTACATCCGCCCCGTCGTCGCAGCAGTCGGCGCCCGCGCCATGCCCGACGGCGGCAACCAAAAGACGTTCATCCGTCCCACCTGGACGACCCACACGTCCGTGGCCGCACAGTCCCCCGAGCTCTCGGCGGTGTCGGCAACCACGCCGGTCATCGCGTCCAACGTGATCACCAAGACCACGCTTGCCGGTCAGGTCACCCTCTCGGTGCAGGACGTCGACTTCACCAGCCCCGCCGCCATGGAAATCATCCTGCGCGACCTCGCTGGCCAGTACCTGCTCCAGTCCGACAACGTCGCAGCTGACGCCATCACCGCTGGCGCATCCGCATCGGGCAGCACCTGGACGTTCAACCTGACCGACCCGTCCACGCTGTTCGCAGCGCTGTACGACGCCGCCACCGACATCCTCACCGCCAGCAACTTCCTGCCCGACCACGTTTTCGTGGCGCCCGGAGTGTGGAAGCTGCTCGGCACCCAGATGGACGCCGAGAAGCGGAACGTGTTTCCGTACGCCGGCGCCGCTGGCCTCATGGGCGTCAACGCAGCCGGCTCGGCCAACATCACGCAGCTCAACACGTTCAACCCGTTCGGCCTCAACCTTGTGGCAGACCGCAACTTCGCGGCCAACACCATGGTGGTCGCCAAGGCCTCGGCCATCGAGTTCTACGAGCAGGTGCGCGGCCTCATGTCCGTGGAAGTGCCCGGCACTCTGGGCCGCACGTTCAGCTACTACGGCTACGTCGCCACGTTCATCGCTGACAGCGACCTCGTCAAGTCCATCACCGTCTCGCCCTGATAGCGGCGAGGGAGCTGCACAATGTCGGAGATTGCGTACGTCGTCCGGGCCATGCGCCTGGATGACTACGCAGTCCTCCAACTTCTTACCAACATCGACGCCACACCCGGCCAAGAGATTGAGATCTCGGGTGTCGCGGCATCGTTCAACGACTCAGGCACCCTGTTGGTTGACTGTCCACAGTACCAATTCACAGGTGTGGACAACCTCGGCCAGTGGACGTTCAACTACGACTTGCCGGTGTCCAACCAGGTCATGTACCAGAACCCTGGCGATGACGTCACTTGGTACGCGGTAGATCCGTACGGCCTGGTCGAATGGAACCCAGTCTGCACATGGGTCAGTAACGCCAACGTGACCGAATGGCTAGGCATCAGCGTCGCCACCGCAAACGACACCGCATTTATCACCAAGTGCGTGTCGGCGGCTAACGCGTTTGCGTATCGCCGGCGTCAAGAATCCGGCTACCTTACCGACGAGCTGGCTACCAGCCCCGGCGGCGACGTCACGCTGGGCACCATCATGTACGCCGCCCTGCTGTACAGGGAACGCGGCAGCGCTGATTCCTTTGCGTCATTCGATGCCATGGGCACAGTGCCCGTCCCGAGCGCCCTGGGCCGCATCCTGCAGCTGCTCGGCGTCGGCCGCCCCCAGGTGGCCTAAATGCCCGTCTCCGGCATCCTGTGGGACGCGGTAAACGCCACCAGCACCGCCATCACCGCCCTAAACACCGGGTACGAGGTTGTCACCGACCCGCGCAACGCCCGCCCCATGACGTTCTTCCTGGAGCTGCCAACCGTCGAAGCGTTCACCTACAACGTGGGCGACATAACCCTGCGGATCAGGATCTGCGCCCCGCCACCCGGCAACCAGGACGCAAGCAACTTCCTGCTTACATTGGCGGACACCATCATGAATTCACCAATAGCCGTGACAGACTTGCGCCCAGGTGTCATGATTATTGGCGGCGGACAGGAGCTGCCGACATACGACCTAACCGTGCGGGTAGCCGTGCGGCGCAACTAAAAGGAACACAATGGCCACCAGCACATTCCTCTCCAACGCCACCGTGAACATCACCCAGGGCGTCACCACGACTGACCTGTCGGACCAGTGCCGCGGCGTCACAATCACCGTCGGCTACGACCCGCTGGAGTCCACCGCAATGGGCGACACCGGCCACCGTTTCGTCCAGGGCCTCCAGGCCGTCGAGGTCACGCTGGAGATGTACCTGTCCTACGGCGCAAACGAGGTTGAGGCCGTCCTGAACAGCTGCGTGGGCACCGGCACCACCACCCTGGTCATCAGCCCGTCCGGCACCACCGAGTCCGCCAGCAACCCCGAGTACACCATCACCAATGCCATGCTGGAGGGCTTCACGCCGATCTCCAGCACCGTGGGCGAGCTGGCCATGGTCACCGCCACGTTCACCGGCGGCACCTGGGCACGCGACATCACCTGATCTACCAGAGGGAGAAGAAATGCAACTACAGCTGCACGTCACCACAAACGACGGCGACGACTACATCGTCAGCACCAACCTGTTCGTGATTGTCGCGTGGGAACGCAAATTCAAGCGCAAAGCATCCGAATTGGTCGCCGGCATTGGCGTCGAGGACCTGGTGTACATGGCGTACGAGTCCTGCAAACAGTCCAACGTGCCGGTGCCCGCAGTCTTTGACGACTACGTCAAGAAACTGGCCGCCATTGAGGTTGTCGGGCAGGAAACCGAAAACCCTACCTAAAGGGGTCGTACCACCACGCGCTAGCCACCGTGCTGGTCGCCACCGGGTACTGGCCTCCACAGATCCCATTTGAGGGGCAGGCCCTGTCCACGGTGGTTAGTATCTTGAACGAGCAAGCGAGGAAACAACGGTGACGACGACAGCCAACATCAGCCTGGTAGGCGTCGAGGACGCCATCAAGCAGCTGCGCCGCATCGACCCCGAACTACGCAAACAGTTCAACCGCGACGCCAAAGACATTGCCGCGCCGGCCATCAGCACAGCACAACAGAACTACCCAGAATTGCCGTTGTCGGGCATGGCCCGCCAGTGGCAATCCAAAGGGCGCACGCTGTTCCCGTATGTTGCTGCCAAAGCCAGGCGCGGCGCCAAGGTCAAGGTCGACACGTCCCGCAAGACCAGCAACGTCATCCTGATCCAGCAGACCGACCCAGGGGCCGTCATCTTTGAAACGGCAGGCCGCAAGACCAACAACATTCTGGGCCGCAACCTTGGCCCCGTTGACGCCGGGCAAACCCGTGTGCTGTCCAAGGCCGTCGAGAGCAACCGCCGGCAGCTCGAAGCAGGGTTTGAGAACCTGGTGCGTGACGTCATGCGCCGCGTAAACGAGGACACCCGCTAATGGCCATTCAGATTCCCATCATTTCGGAGTTCGTGGACTCCGGCATCAAGAAGGCCGTAAAGGAATTCAAGCAGCTGGAGACAACCGGCGCTAAGGCACAGTTTGCGCTAAAGAAGGCGGCTGTGCCGGCTGCTGCGGCGCTTGGGGGTTTGGCGGCCCTGCTGGGTGACGCCGCCAAGGGGGCCATGGAGGACGCAGCCGCCCAGAAGGAGCTGGCCCGCCAGCTGGAGTACAGCGCCGGCGCAACCACCACCCAAATCAAGGCTGCCGAGGACTGGATCAGCGCCCAGGGCCGTTTGCTGGGCGTCACAGACAGCCAGCTGCGCCCCGCGCTCGCCGCACTATCCAGAGTCACCTACGACGTCGAGACAGCTCAGAAAGCCGCCAGCCTGGCCATGGACATAAGCGCGGCCACTGGTAAGCCCTTAGAGGCCGTCACAAACGCTTTGGCGAAGGCCTACGGAGGCAACACCGCCGCCCTGGCAAAGCTTGACCCCAGCTTGCGGGACATGATCAAGGGCGGCGCATCCCTGGACGACGTCATGGCGTCTCTGGAGTCGACGTTCAGCGGGGCCGCGACTACTGCCGCCAACACCGCCGAAGGCGGCTTCAAGCGGCTCGGTGTCAGCCTGGACGAGACTAAAGAATCCATTGGTGCGGCCTTGTTGCCCATCCTGGAGAAAGTGCTGCCGGTCCTGCAAAGGTTTGCGGACTGGGCACAGAAAAACCCCGGTCTGTTCACGACTATTGCAGCTGCCATCGGCGCTGTCGCAATCTCGATTATTGCAGTGAACGCCGCCATGGCCCTGAACCCGTTCACCGCTATCGCCGCCGGCATCGCCCTGCTGGTTGTCGGCATCGTGGCCGCCTACAAGAAGTTCGAGACGTTCCGCAACATTGTCAAGGCCGTGGTAAACGGCGTGGCCGCTTATTTCGAGTTTGTCGCTAATGGCTGGATCAAGGCCACAAACATCATCATTCGCGGCCTCAACCTCATCAAGCCTGGCAAGGACATACCGAGCCTTAGCCCCATCAGCATCGGCCGCATGGGCGACGACAGCAGCAGCGGCGGCGGCGTCGGCCTGGCAGTGCCGGCCATGGCGGCCGGTGGCATCGTGACAAGCCCCACGCTGGCCCTGATCGGCGAGTCTGGGCCGGAGGCTGTGGTGCCCCTGTCGCGCATGGGGTCAATTGGCGGCGGCGGTGTCACGATCAACGTGCATGGCGGCGACCCCAATGCCGTGGTGGACGCCCTGCGTACTTACATGCGCCAGAACGGCGCTGTGCCTATCCGAGTCAGCAACGCCTACTAATGCCCCAGAACTACCAGTTCCAGTACAAATCCGGGCTGTCTTATGTGACGGCGTCCAATGTTCAAGGCATCAGCATTACCGTTGGCCGGCAACGCCAGTTGGACCAATACAGCGCAAGCACGGCCCGCATTGAAATCCGCTACCCAACAGGGTACGCCAGCCCGGTAGCCGAGTACGTCAGCGGCACCCAGGTCATCATCCGCAACGCCACCAGCAACCTCGACATGTGGATCGGGCGCATAAGCAACGTGGAAGTGCGCTACGGCATCCCGTACAGCGGCGGCGTTGGCAACGCTGACCGGTTGACCATCACCTGCGAAGGCGCGTTCGCGCAGCTGGGCCGCATGCAGGGCAACGAATACGCATTGACAGCCGACACACTTAGCGCCCAAATTTTTACAGCAGCAACGCAAACAGGGCTGGCCTTAAACATTGCTGGAGCAACAAACCCAAACCTGTCCGCTTACACCGTGTCAGGTACCTGGGGCGACTGGTTCAACATGGCCGCACTAACCACAAACGGCCGCGTGCTCGACGCAATTGCGTTTGACAGCGTCACACTTTGGTCACCGTTTGAGGTGTACGTCTCGACCATCAACTTTAGCGACACCGCAAACAACGCCACCAACCAGGTGTACGACAACATCGAGTTTGCCAGCTGGGCGGACAATTACTATTCGCAAGTCACCGTTGACCCAGACTCACTCAGCCCGGTAGTAGTTACCGACCCAGGCGCGTCGGCCCCTTACCGCACCTACCGGGCAAACACCCTCAATTCGTCAACCAGCCAGGCCACCGACCTTGCCAATTACTTGCTAAACAATTACGACTCAGCAGACTTTGCGTTGACGTCCATTTCATGCCTGGCAGAAGCGCAAAGCACGTTCAAGCTAGACAGCATCGCCTACCAGACAACCGGCCCAACGGTAAACCCAATGTTTGCGTGGTGCATCGGTACGCAGGTCAACGTCACGTTTCGCGGCACCACGTTTACCTGCATCATCGAAGGTGCAACCATGTCGGCCACGCCGGAGTCGTCGCGCTACACGTTTTACTTGTCTGGCGCTGATCTCAACGCTTACCTGCGGTTGAATAATGCGGTGTTCGGCAAGCTGGATAGCAACAAGTTAGGATACTGACATGGCCATCAAGACGTTTACGACGGGTGAGGTGTTGACCGCGTCGGACACAAACACGTTTTTGGCGAACGCGGGCCTCGTGTACGTCACGCAAACGACGTTTACCACGCAAACAGGCGTCAACATCGACAACTGCTTCGACAGCGTCATGGACAACTACCGCATTGTCATCGACCTGTCAGCGTTGTCGGCCAACGACACCATTAGTTGGAACTTTAGGGATGGCAGCGGCAACGTCACCAGCGCCAACTATGACTGGACAATGTTGGAATGGTTCAGCGGCTCAGTCGCAGCCAGTACATCGCTTGCACAAGGCAATTCCCGGTTGCAATTTGCGTACACAACGCCCGGTTACGTCGGCGGGATCATTGACATTTACAGCCCGAACAACGCCCGCAACACTGTTTGGACAAGTAACAGCACCAGCATGAACGGCACCACATGGCCATTGGTTGACCGCATTGACGGCTATTTCAGGCTCAACACGGCGTTCACCGGGTTTCGTTTGTTTACTGGTGGAGGCACAGCAACTATGACAGGCCGCATACGCGTCTACGGATACCGCAATGCCTAAAGAACTGTTCCATGACGTTGAGACCGGAGAAACCGTCGAACGCGAACTAACCGCCGACGAAATCGCGGCCCTGCCCGAACCCACCGTACCGCTCGATCCAGCGTGAACACGCGGTGGGTAATACCCGCCGCAACCGTGTCCCTAGCCCTATTGTGGCCAACCCAAGCCCACGCGCAAGCCTGGACATGCTGGGAGTCCAACACTGTCAACTGGGCCATGACCCAACCCGACGAGCACTACAACGCCGGTCTGCGCCCTACCTGGGCAGATTGCCTTGCCTGGAGGGATGGCGACCCCGGCCCCGAATACGTCTGGTCATACGGGCAACCCACCCCCACCACAACCGCCGCACCCTCCACCAGCACCACCTCAACCTCAACGACCACAAGTTCCACCACGGTGCCCGAGACAACGACCACCACCTCGACGACAGCACCCACGACAACCGTGCCCGCCACAACAACAACCGCAGCTCCAACCACAACCGTTGCGCCCACCACGACAACCACGATCCCGCCCACGGTGCCCACCGCCGCACCCACGACGACCTACCAGCCGACAACAAGCACCAACCAGCCGAACACCACGCAACAAACCGCCAGCACCAGCCAAACGTCGACTTCTTCATCCACCACTGTCCTCCCGGTTGAAACGCCGCCGACAGTAACGCAAACCACCGTCATGCTTGCGGATACTCGCGCAGTGCGCGCCGCTCAAGTGATCCGCGCACAGCTCGCACCGGGCGTTACCCCAATGCAGGCACAAACCGTCATAATTGTCACTGCAGCCCTACAGGCCGTGTCCGTTACACGCGCTAGGAGGCGCTAATGAAAGCTGAACTACGGGCACTGCCGCTAACCCTGCTTGGGTCGTGGTACGTCATCATCACCCTGGGCGGCTCCACAAAGGCTGCAGCAATCTGGGGTACGCTTGTCGGAGTCGTCCTACACTTTGCCCTGACCGCACTACTGG